CCATCGCCAGGGTATCGAGCGTCGCGGACGTCGCGAGCATCACCGCATCCGAATCCCCGGCGCTCGCTCGCACATCGTCACTCGCGGATACCGCCAGCATCAGCGCGACCGATGCGCCGGTCGTTACCTACCGGGCGATCACGCTTGGTGATACGGCGACGGTCAGTACCACCGAGACTGCCGGATATACGTCCGTCGATACCAAGACGTTGGCTGATGCCGCGACGATCACGTCGGGCGAGACGGCGACGCTTTCGGTGGTGGACGCTAAGGCCGTCGTGGACGCCGCGAGCCTGACATCGACCGAAGCCCGCTCGGTGACGGTCACGACGAACGCGACGGATACGGCGAGCGTCACCACCGGGGAATCCCTCACTATCGCGGCCAATGCCACCGTGGCCGATTCTGCGGGCTTAGGAGCGACGGAATCCTCTGGCGTGGCTGCTACCACATCGCGGGCGGATACAGCCAGCCTATCGACCGTAGAGGCGGTCACGCTGGCCCTGTACATCGCCACCTTCGATGCCGCTACACTCGACTCAGCCGAGACGTTCGGCGTCGTGGCGACGGAAGGCCCGGAAATCGTCCCGTCCGTCATCCTGATCGCGCACGCCCGCCCGTCGTTCATCGCCAAGGCCCGCGTCCCGCTGACCGTCCTCGATGCCCGCGAGTCCGTGTCCGGCCTTGATGGCAGCGTCCCGTCCACCGTCCTCGATGCCCGTGAAGCCGCGTTCGTAGGGGAATGACCATGCGGTCCTACCGATCCACCGAGCTTTCGACTGTCCCACCCACGAGGGTCATGGCGTCCTATGACCGCGAGCCCATCGGCTTCGACGCGGGTGAAGCGATCACCGGCGCCGCCGCCGTGCTGCGGAACATGGATACGGGGGTTCAAGTCGGCCCGCGACTCTCCGGTGCGGGGGGAACGACACCGCCCCTAGAATCGGTCACCATCGTCCTCAACGTCGCCACCGCGATGCTCTCCGGGCTGACCCGTGAGCAGACGTACCTCCTCGCCATGACGTTCACCACCGCATCGGGGCGTAAGTTCACCAAGACCGTCCTGATCCCGGTCCCCGAGTAGTCCAATGGGCGTCCCGACTATCAACGAAGTGAGCCGCGACTTCCGGCGCGACCTGGCCGCGCGGGAGCATGACGCCCAACACCAGATCGCCACCGCCTACGGGAATCTGGTCACGGACTTGAACCTCGATGTCACGGCGACGCTGACCGCCATCGTCGTCGCGGATGCGTCCGGCCAGCCCATCACCCAAGAACAATGGCGCAACTCGGCACGGGCGGGGGCCATGCTTGTCCAAGTCGAGCGGGCCTACGACGCCTTCGCCGTGTATTCGACCCAGAAGGTTGAGTCTGCCCAGTTCGATGTCAGCAATATCGCCCGCAAGTATGTCCAGGAGAGTTTCCGCGCCCTGATTGGGGAGAAGCCCACGTCCACCGAGACGAAGGGCGCCCCGATCCCGCCCATCGGCGCCATCACGGCGTTCGTCGGCGCGGCGACGACGCCCGGCTCGGCGCTGAAAGGCTTATTCGATGAGTTCACCAAGCAGGGCATCAAGGACATCGACCGTCGCATCCTGAAAGGCATCGCCAAGGGCGAGAACCCCAAGAGCATTGCTCGCGATATTCAGCGTCGTGCCGAAGCGCCGGTCAACAAGGCCCGCATCGCGGCGATCACGCGAACGGAGGTGATGCGAGCGCAGCGCGAGGGCACCCGCGCCAACTTCAATACCAACAAGAAGCTTATCAAGCGGTGGCGCTGGTCCTGTGCCAAGTCGGCGCGGACGTGCATCGCCTGCATCGTCAACGATGGCACCGAACACCCGCTCGACGAACCGATGGCGGCGCACGTCAACTGCCGGTGTACGATGCTGCCGGTCCCTATCAGCTGGAACGAACTGCTCGGCGTGGACAATATCCCCGAGCCGCAGATGCCCGAGTCGGGGATGGCGTGGTTCGAGCGCCAGGGGCCGCTGACCAAGCTGCGGATGCTGGGTCCGTCTCGATACATGCTCTATCAGGCCGGTATCCCGATGGGCGCGATGGTGAGTGAGCGCAGCGCCGGGCCGTGGGGACGCTCCGTATTCATCAAGGCCCTCGGTGGGTTCAGCGCCTACGCGGTCAGGGCTGGCACGGACGTCCAGCTACCGATGTGGGCCAAGGACTTCAAGAACTGGGAGCCGAAGGTTGCCCATAATCGGTGGTATCACCCCAACCCGTTCAATGATCCCAAGTTCGCATCGGAGCAAAAAAAGTTCATCAAGGCATGGGGCGGAAAACCGGCGAGCGCTGCGACGACGATCAACCAAGCTCGGAATTATGCCAAGTACATCCTGCTCGTTCCCGAGGTGGACTTCCCGGACCTAAGAGGCAGCAGGTATTTGGAGAAGCATAAGCCGTTTCCGTCACCGTCAAGAAGTTCCACGCCGACCAAGCGAGCCGTGGCAGCGGCGAATACCATAAACACCCAGCTTGGTCGATTCGCGGACCTCGGCTACCCCATGCCCATGAAAATCGGACTGTCCTACAGCAGGCTCACCGGGGACGAAGCCATTGCCTTCTTCGATCCCGAAGAGCAATCCGTCTATATCAACATGGAGAACCCGCTTTGGGACGGGACGCCTGACGCCGATGAGAAGATCACGACGTTCGGCGGAGGGTACAGAATCGACCCCAGGCCGTTCCTCGTTCCGACGACGCGAGCCGAACTTATGATCCATGAGTTCGGGCACTGGATGGACGCCCAGACGTTGACTCACCCGGCGGGATCGTTCTACCGGTCGTTGGACTTCGGGTCGTCTGATCCCGACCTAGAGAAGACTGTCAGGGCGGAAATCAGCCCATACGCCGCGACGGTCCAATCCGAGTTCATCGCGGAAGCGTTCACCTATCAGATGATGGGTGGTGTCCTGTCCCAGGAGACTGGTAGTTTCTACCGCATGGTTCAGGGTCCGCCCATCCTCAAACCCGGTGAGACGACGACCGAACCGTGGCCGTACTACGCTAATGACGAGGGCGGAGTCGAGCGCCGCGAGAAAGAATATCGACCCGTGCCGTAGGAGGTCCCCATGATCCAGCCCATGCCCTCGTGCCTGCGATGTGTCCACTTCCGGGGGCTCGAATGCGCGTCGTTCCCCGAACGTATCCCACTCGACATCCTACGCGGCCAGCACCTGCACAAGACACCCCACGAGGGCGAGAAAGACGGTATCCGGTTCACGCCCTATCCTGACGACAAACGACCCGACGAGAAGGACACGTATTCTGACGCACCGTGATACAATCCGCCGCAACGTCACCGTGGGCCGTGCCCCGGTGATCCGGCTCGGAGCCGGGTGGTCCGTGACCACAGTCGAATGGAGGTTCAGATGAGTGAGAAGACCGGGGGCGAAGGCTCCAACGGCGACGCCACCGAGAACGAGCGGCCCGTGGCCGATCAGGACGGCAGCGACGACGAAACCCTCCGCGCCGAGGGTGTCCGGGCATTGAAGCGGGAGCAAGAGTCACGCAAGGCCGCCGAGAAGCGAGCCGGTGAACTCGAAACCCGCCTGAAGGCCATCGAGGACAAGGACAAGGGCGACGCCGAGCGGTTGACGAGTGAGCGCGACGCACTCGCCAAGAAGCTTGACGAAACGGAACGCCGGGTCAAGGATGCGAACGCCCGTGGCGTCATCACCGACCTGGCCGTCAAGGCCAACGCCGTCTCGGCGGCCGGGGTCTACGCGCTGGTGCGTGATCGTGTCGAGTTCGATGCGGACGGTAACCCGACCAACGCGGCGGAACTGATCGCGGACGCCAAGAAGTCCGAGCCGGGCATGTTCAGCAAGTCAGCCGGACCCGGCGATGGTGGTGCGGGCAATGAAGTGGAAACGAAGGCCGAAGTCACGCCCGGCTATGGCCGGTTAGTCGAGGCTTACGCCAAGAAAGACGAGCAAAAGAAGCGGCGTGGCTGATCGGAGTCGCGCCGCCTAGCCCATATCTAGGAGCGCGACCCACATGGCCCTTACACTCGCCCAGGCAGCCATCCTGTCCCAGAACGACCTTCAGCGCGGGGTCATTGAAAACTTCGTCCTCGCGTCGCCGGTCCTCGACCGTGCCCCGTTGCTCGACATTCAGGGCAACGCCTACGCCTACAACGAGGAATCGACCCTCCCCGGTGTCGAGTTCCGCGCCGTCAACGCGGCCTACACCGAGTCCACGGGCACCTTCGTCCAGCGCACCGAAACACTCGTCATCCTTGGTGGCGACGCGGACGTGGATCGTTTCATCGAAGTCACCCGCTCCAACCTCAATTCCCAGCGCGCCGAGCAGACTTCCCTGAAGGCGAAGTCACTCGCGTATAAGTTCCAGGACTCATTCATCAACGGCGACGTGGCCGTTGATGCCAATAGCTTCGATGGCGTCAAGAAGCGCACCACGGGCGCGCAGGTCATCGCCGCCGGAGCGAACGGTATCCCCGTCCTGGGTGCGTCCGATGCCGAACGCCACGCCTTCTTCGATGCGCTCGATAGCCTCATTGCGGCGGTCCCCGGCGGGCCGGACGTTCTCTACGGCAACGATTTGGTGCTGGGGAAGATCCGTTCCAGCGGGCGGCGCCTGCTGATGGCGACGACAGAGCAGGACGCTTTCGGGCGTCCGCTTGTTGCCTACAACGGCATCCCGTTCTATGACATCGGCACCAAGGCCGACGGTACCCGCATCATCCCCCAGACCGAGACCCAGGGTACGTCGGTAGCGGCGTCGTCTATCTACGCGGTCAAGTTCTCTGGCAACGAGTCGAGCAACGGCGTCGCCGTCCTCAACAACGGCGGTATCGACGTGCGCGACTTGGGCGAGCAGGATGTCAAGCCCGTGTACCGAACCCGTATCGAGTGGTATACCGGACTGGCGACGTTTGGAAAGGGAGTCGCTCGACTCACCGGCGTCCTAAATGCCTGATCAACGGTGACTGCTAACGCCTAAGCCAGGAGGCTGCCGTGCTGAAGACTGAAGTGTTGACGATTACGGACATGCGGCGAAAACTCTTCCGGCACCACGACGGGTGTCCGGTAGCCGGGGCAGAAGCCGACACCGACCTTGGCGCTCGGATGGAAATCTACCGGGTGGGGCGTCCGGGACTCGACACACGGCAGGGCCGGGTCTTAGCTGGCGGCACCGTTCTCGTCACCCATTGCCGCGAGTGCGGCGCGATGTCCCACGAGGGATAGGAGCAAACACGATGCGAGCCAATGACAACCGTCTCAACGAGTCGAGCGACGCGAAGGGCACGCCGGACGATGCCAAGCTGGTCGATGGTGACGTGATCGCCACCGCTGGCGAGAATAACGCGCTGGATCACTCTGTCGAGGGCGTGACCACGCGACAGGACGCTCTCGACCAGGGCGTGCCGATGCTGGCAGGCGACCCGAAGGAGCCGGTCGGGCCGGAAGATGCGTTCGGCGGGATGACCCGTGGGGACTATTCGCGTCGCATCGGTGACTCGGACTATCACCCGCACACGACTGAACTGGTGCCGGACGCTAAGCCCGGAGAGCCGACAACGCGCCTCGTCGCCCAGCGCCCCATCGCGGAAGCGCAGGGTGAAGTCAAGGGCGTCAAGGGTGGTGTCCACCCGGACACGTTCGTAGACGCGGCGACCGGCAAGCTGGCGAAGTAGAGGGATGGTGGCCGCCGGGCTACTTTTGCTGGCCCTGGCGAACCACCATCGGAAAGGATACGGGACGATGACAAAGGATGTCTTTATTCGAACCGGCAAGGAGCCGGTGAGCAAGGATCATCCCGACGGCGTGCTGCCGGGGCAGGTCGTGGAAGTGTCCGTGACGAACGCGCACAAGTACTACCCGAACGCCAAGATCCTGGGCTACGCGGATGGCTCGACATACCAAGAAACGGTGACCAAGGCGAGCAAGACGAACGCCGTGCCAGGCAAGGCCCAGCCCACCCATGTGGTGGAGTCCGATAAGCCCGTCGCGGCGAAGGAGTAGGGAGCGATGGCCGCGCTCTATTCTGGCACGTTGTCGCTCGACTTCCTGCGGGCGTTGAGCGATGCGACCAGCGATCCGGTGGTGGTTGACGCTGACCTGACGACGTACTACCTGCCGCTGGCCGAAGTGATGGACGCGACGGGCCAGTTTCCGGGCGCGACGGGCTACGTACAGACCTGTTCCTACAGGTCACTCAAGGTGGCGGCCATCGAGGTCCTGCGCCAGAAGATGTCACGACTCGCCACCGAGTTCGATGTCGGCGCGGGCTCGGGCGTGTCGTTCGCTCGCTCCCAGAAGATCGCCCACATTGAGCGGACCATCGCCCAACTCCAAGCCTCGACCCTGACGGCGTTCACCGTGACGACGGCGAGTCGAGTATGAGCGCTCCCCTGCTCTCCCCGGCGATGTCAGCCACGGACATCGCCAAGCTTCAACCGCTGATGGGCCTGGCGTGGGTAGACGAGTACCGCGTCGTGCGGACGGTCGCCCGCGTCCGCGACGCCCAAGGCGCCGTGGTGCCGGTGATCGCGACCGTCGAGTTCGGGCGCTGCAACTTGCGGCGCGTCGGAAACCAGCCGTCCGAAGGCGCCATCGCCGGACGGACGGAAGCGTCGAATATGAACGAGGTGGACCTACCAGCCGACGTTGACCTCACGCCGGACGATGATCTGGTCATCAATGGCGACAAGTACGAGGTGCTGGGAATCCACA